CTATGTTTGTGTTTTAATAGTATCTTCTGAACAATCGTTTACTACTATTGCGTCATCTGCTGCGCCCCAATGATACACAGCCGGGCCCTTGTTGGCGTGCGTCTGCTTGTCAAACGCGCTAATACTATCAGCGTACATTTTAGAGGCTGCTAGTCTATCCTTGTTACTGGCCTTGTCATCAGTCATTATTTTGAGCCAATAGGCCTGCAGGTCCTGCACAGCCAGGACGGCAACAGCCGCGCCTTGCTGCTTTAGCAGCGCCGCACAGTCCTCTAACGTCTGCGGCGTTGTCGCTATTGCCGGCGGCCTGCCTCTTGTCGGTGTATTTGTGTTAGCTAATAAACTTTTAATCTTAAACATCACATCACACTTTTATTACAACCCTATATAATATATTATTAATATCAATCACAACAGATTTTGTAAACATCAATAATATAAATACAATCAATAATCTTTATTTGCAAGAATCCAACAATAAAAAAAGATTGACAAATAAAAACTGTCAATCATCAATAAAATTATATTAATTATCTTGTTTTGAATTATATACCCTAAAAAATGCTATTAAGTCAATGATACATTATTATATTTTTGTGAACGCTGTCAATCTATTATAAATGTTGCTAAACAAAAAGAACGGCCGCCGCTGAACATCTGCCAGCGTGCGGCCGTTGCTATCCTCTTATAATGTTGTTATTTGCCCTGCGTATCATCTGCGGGGCTGCCGTCGCTATCTGCTGGCGGCGTTGACGCCGGAACAGACACAGCGACGCGCCCGGCCTTGTCAACCAGGGCCAGGCTATATCCGCATAGTTCCGCCGCCGTCGCTAGCTCATCAGCGGACCAGCGGCCGCGGCTCAACTTATCATTAATGCTTTGTGCGTTGGCCACGCCTAGCGCAGCCGCCAGAGCCGACCGCTTAACCTGCGCGCTATCCAGCGCATATTTTATAGCTTGGCTTGCTTGTTTGCTCATGTTTTAGCCCTCCAATCTTGTTTACTACATTATATAGCCGCCGCGCCTAAAAAACAAGTCAAAAAAAATATAAAAATATCCATTTTGACTATTGACAAGCATAGCCGCATGCGCTATAATCATAGACATAGAAAACAAATAACTAGCCGACACGGCTACATTTTAGGAGGCTATGAAAAATGAAATTATTTACAAGCATTATCCTAGGCGGCGTTCTGCAGGTCCTGGCCGTCAGCGCCAGCCGCGCAGCCTACATCAACCCCGACACAGCGAACGCGCTGGATTGCTTCTTCTGGTACGTGGAGAACGGCGGCCTTGAAGTTGCTTGCGTACAAACAGCCGCCAACCTGGGCTGCTATGACCTGGCGAACGTTATCACCGCATTATTTTAAGGAGGAACTAACAATGACTAAACGCATGGAACAAACTCAAAACGCTAAAATGGTTCAGCTGGCGCTTTACCGTGAATACGGCTTCCAGCCGTGCTTGAAGGACATCGAAATTCTGGAAAGCGTCGAAACCCCGGACTTCCCCTGGCATCTTGAAAGGGCCCACGTTGAAATCAAAGGCCACTTTTACACCATCTATCAAAACGAATTTGGCGGGTTGACCGTACAAAAATATTAAAGCTGACGGCGGCCCCGCTGGGGCCGTAAAGCTGCCAGGCAGAAGGTCCGAAGCCCTAGCCACAGCCGAAAGGAGAGTAATAAGAAAATGACCTTTGAAAAGTATAATGCTAATCCGGAAAACAAAAATATCGGTGATTGCTCAATTAGAGCAATTTGCACGGCAACCCCGTTAACCTACCAGCAAGCGAAAAAGCTGCTGGAAACAAAGGTATTTGAGAGCGGCGCCGCGTGGAACACCGTTAAAAACATCACCGCCGCCCTGGCTGATTTAGGTATAGAGGTTAAAGCCGCCAGCCGCGAAACAGTCAACAGCTTTACAAAGCATTGCGATACCGGCGCCAGCTACGTTGTTTTTGTAGCAAAGCACGCCGTAGCCGTTGTCAACGGCGTTATCTATGATACATGGGACAGCAGCCGCCGTTTTGTAAAGCTGGTTGCCAAAGTCAGCCGCGAGAAATTCGCCGAATTAAAAGCCAAATACAACCCGGAACCAAAAAAGGAGGAAAAGAAAATGGACTGGAGAAAGATTTTTGCCGCTTGCGAAACAATCGAGGAACTTAAGAAGGCATTTAAAAAAGCCTGCATGAGCTGCCACCCGGACAAAGGCGGCACGGCCGCAGAATTTAAGGCAATGAGCGCAGCGCACGACAAACGCGCCGCAGAACTTGCCGAAAGCGAAAGCCGCCAGGAGTGGCAGCGCAACAAAAAAGCGGACGGCACTTACAAAACGGCCGCCGAAATTCTGGCCGAACAGGCGGAATTTGCCGAAATCCTGGCCGTGCTGATGGGCTTGAAGGGCCTTGAAATTGAAATCTGCGGCAGCTGGTTATGGATAGGCGGCGAAACGAAAGAGAACAAAGACGCCTTGAAAGGCGCCGGCTGCCGTTGGGCCAGCAAGAAAAAATTATGGTATTGGCATGCTGGCGAATGGGTGAAGAAGGTCCGCCGCGCGTTGACCATGGACGAAATCCGCGACCTGCACGGCAGCGAGTTGTTGAAATACCGCCCGGAAACGCCCTTGTTACAATAGCCGAAACGCCGCCCCGTGCGGCGTATACCGGGGACCGGCCGCCCCGGTACTGATGAGGCAGGCCAAAGGAAGGAGATAAGAATGAAAATAGCTATTATAAGCAAATTGATACCCGAGCATCCGGCGTGGAAGCACGGGAAGCGCTTAGACGTAAAAATCTTTACGCAGCTTTACCCCGGCGGCCCGCAATATTATTGTGGAAACGGCAAATATTGTGAAGATATGGAAGCGGTAGAAGCTTTTATCGCAGAAGAAGCGCCGGACAAAATCAGCGACGAAAGGACAATAGGAGGCTTGAAAAATGAAGCATGAAGAAGCGTTAAAGTTGTTATCTAAAATTGAAGCGTACCGCAAATCCCCTGCAATGCACGGGGCCGAACGTGACATAACGTGCCGCATTATCGCCGCTATGGTTGCAGAAGCAGGCGGCTTTAAAAGTCGTAACGAATGGACCGCAGAAATCAAGGAGGCTTTAAAGTGAAGCGAAAGAAATTTTATCAGCTTGACGGCGTGTGTCGTAATAGTCATAATCTTATTATTGACCTTGCGAATAATTGCAACGTTGCAATTTACGGGCCGAAAGTGTTCTTTGTTTGCTGGTTCCTTGCTGGCAACCCCGGCCGCATATATAAAGCGGAAGTATGCGGAACCAGCGTAAGCAATTTTTGTTTAGAACGTTGAATCAGCATTTTAAACTATTCAAAAAACAAGCCCCGAGGCAAACGCCCCGGGGCTTTTCTGTATCCTGCAAATGCGAGCAGGCTATATATTTTTGAAGCCGAAATGTTTTACAGGTATAATCGCCAGGGCTGCCATGATTGGAACGCGTGGCGGCCCTTTTCCGTGCGTGCGGCGCACACTTTAGGGAAGCGAAAAAACAAAAAGGCCGAGGCGAAAGCCCCGGCTTTTTTTGTTTGTGTTCACACACGTAAAAATATAATTTCTTCAATCCGTGCCAGCTTTACGCCTTTAGAGCCGGACCGACAAGCACAATACTTAAAAGGCGCTTGCGCTTATCGACAAGGCTATTATAGTATAACGCCCAACCAATAGCAAGCGTTTTCTTAATGTTTGGAAGCGGCAGCGCCGTGCGCCTGCCTTTACTTTTCTTGCTTCTGTTCTGCCCTGGCCTTTTGGAAGCTGTTGGCGTTTATGTCAATCCGCAGCAGTCCTTCTTGAATCGCCAGCATGAGTAGGCCGTCAATGAATGAGCGGCGGCGAAGCGCGTACACTTGCGGACTAATCTCATCCATAACGGAGATTTTGCGGACGGTCCAATGGTATACATACCGGTGCTGAATCGCCTTATAAGACTTGTCACCGAACCGCTGCCGAAACAGAAGAAGCGAACGCTCCATAACATCCAGCCATTTTTCCGGCTGGTAAACCAAAAACGCCTGCCCAAGATAAATACACCGGACCGCAGCAAGCGGCGTAACAGCTTGAATCGCAAGGCGTGCCGTAGAATCGCCGCCGGTCCTCATATCAAATTCCAAGCGTTCCGCCCTCTGCTGCATTCTGGTAGAAACAACCGCTTTACCTATTGCATTTTTGGCAAAGAACAAACTCTCTGCGTGGTCTGCTGCTTCTGCGTAATCCATTTTCTTTACCAGTCCACATCATCGAGCGGGTCTTTCCGTTCCTCTTTCGGAGGATACGGCGCTGTGTTTTCCGCAATCCGGACACATTCCAAATGCTCCATCAGCAAGTAGCTTGCTTTAGAATTTTTGCCGTTCCTATCCACGTATAAATCAGTCTGGAAGCGGCCGCCCACAATAACTTGCGAGCCTTTTGTAACAAAATTGCTGATATATTTAATCAGTCCAGGCACAAAGCAGCGGCAAGAAATGTAATCGTAAACGCGCTTATTATCTTTATCCCGATATTGGCGCGCACACTGTATTTCCAAAGTGCATACCTCTTTGCCGTTCTTCATAACTTTTGCATCCGGTTCAAATTTCACCCAGCCAAGTATCAAACAATTATTCAACATTATAAATTTTCACCTCAACTTTTGGCGTATCACTATATTTTTTAGAAACTGTAAGTTTAACAATCTGTTTATCATCCTTATAGACAATGCCAGATATAGAATCAAGAATAATTTTTGCGACGTTGTCAACATCGGGTTTTTTAATCGGCAGCTGCAAGCCGTTTAAAGCCTGCTCCTTGAATTTTTTCGACTTGCTGGCAGGAATACCCACGTCAGCTATTATCTCTACTCCCAACGGCAATTCCGTGAGCGTCAGCCCTATTCTTTGCATTGCTTCACTAGCAAGCAATTTGACATAGGCTTTATAGTTGCGGCTTTTCTCCGGGTCGTATGCTTTTACAAATCCGTCATGAGTAGAAAAGCGGGGACGCCCCTGCGCCGTCGGCTCGCCTAGAATCGTGAATATTAAATTCATTTCGCTATATCCTCATCAGTGCAGCAGCGGCACAAAAGGTTAATGCAATCTCTGTGCGCTTGCAGCATTTCACTTTCTTCCTTTGCCAGCTCCGCCATGTATAAGCCAATCAGACTATATACGGCAATATCCTTCAGACTTTCAGCGATTTTGTCGCCATGAATATCGTGAGTATAAACAAAAGCGATATGCTTTGCTGCATACGCTTTCAGTTCCTCAAACATTCCCTCTGCATCGTCCGCACGGCCGTTCAGAAGCGCGCCACGGCGGAAATTAGCAAGCTCATCTGCGCCGGAGGAATACTGCTCATGCTTTTTCTTGAACAGTTCCTCCAATTCGTCAAGCTGGCTATACATAAATTTGCTTAAACCTTTACTCATATTTTGGTACCTCCTTCACATAATCCACATAATAGACTGCCTTAAAATCTTCCGGTGCTTCCGCCTCTGCCTTAGCCTGCGCTGCATCAGCGTTATCAGCCTCAACGCAGGTTTGCAGGTCCATATCGGGGAAAGCGATACTCTTCCAGGTTACAAGATACTTCATTTTCTTGCTTCCCTTTCCTGCTTGATTGCTTCCAGTATCGGACGCTGAAATTCACAGTCATCATCAAACTTAACCTTGCCGTCTTTGCCTCTGCGCATCTCCATTAACTGAAAATTCCAGTCAATGTCGCGTTCCATTTGTTCCAACATCCAATCCGGCATTTCATGGAGATTCTCCACCAATTCACTTTGGATAGCTGCCAATGCCTGTGTAGGGATTCTATGCACGGCATAGCGGAAAGCGAACAGCAGGACGTTTAATTTTTCATTTGTCATTTCCTCACCCCCGATTTTCAACTCCGACAATTTCAACACCTACAAGGTATTGCTGTAAAACCTCCGCATCATAGCAGCAGAACACTATTTTACCATTGCTGTTAAAGACGCGAATTTCTTCAACATTGCCGAACTCCTCATCTATGTCAATTTCTAAATCTCCTTTGACACAAATGTAAGCGTCGTCTATAAAATCCGGCACATCATTGGTAAAAGATTGCAGAATTTCATTACCAAAAATACTGCCATTTATATACATAACGTATTCTACGACTATTTGGTCTTCGCCGAACAAATACGTTCCGCGAATTGCATATCTAACTCTGTTACTTAAAGCTTCTATATCGTAATATTTAATCATTTTTTACCTCCTTAAATATTCATGTGGTCACAATGGGCACATTCCATTTCGTCCCCACCGCCGTAATAGCGGCACAGTTCACAGCAGTATTGCCGTTCCCATTCATCGCAGAGATTGTCGCAATTATCGCAAGGATAATATTCATCATTATCAATCATTGCTTTCCACCCTTTCTTCACCTGCTCTACACTTTGTTTCACGACGAGCATGCGTAATTGCTGTACTCATTCCATCTAAGCTTCGTAGAGCGCCCAGTTCGCCATCATTTATATAGACAACTCTTGCTGCTCCAATGATGACCTCTCTCATAATGTTGTCAAAAATGTTGCAGTGGTCTACTATCATAGACGCGCTGTAATTTGTGTATCCGCCGCAGTCATAGCCAAGCGCGTAATCAGCACCGCTTTCATCCAGCAGTTTTACCGCCTGTTTTAATTTCTCGTGGTCAATCATTTTTCTACCTCCTTAAATGCAACCGCCACAGCAGCCGTGCGGAATTTCATCGTTTACTAAAGATTCTAATTCTCTCCAGTCATCTTGCAGCTCCGGCGCAAGACGATTGCGGTCTATTGACCAGTCGCCTTCTTCGACGTCCGCTTCCCAATCTGCGTCAAAGCTTACGCTTCCTCCGGATATTAAAACTCCATACATCGAATATTGCTTGCCGTCTTTTTCTACAACCAAAGTTCCGCGGCACAAATTCGGCCAAGCTCCGTCGTAAGAAATAAACTTAATCATTTCTACCTCCTTTATAAAAAGCGGCGACAAGGGATTTCTTGGATTTTACGCAGGCCTGTTTCATCAGTCCATAACAATAATGGGCCTACCGTTGCCAAGTCCGCAACCTACTGCCGTTCGGCAACCCAGCCGCCGCACCCATGGGGTTAATTTAAATCAATATAGCACCAGCGAATAACAGATATTTCGCCGCATATTTCGGTATCGTTCATATCACGAATGCCGTTACCTTCTCTGAACCCAATCAAATACTCTCTCATCCATTTAATTTTGTTTGGATTGATTTCAAAGAGGCAGTCTTTCAATTCTACCGGCATAACATCATTACTATGCCATTCGCCGCATACATATAGGTTTGTTATCCATTTTTTCTTCACCTCAACTTTTTCAAGGGAGTTTTACAAGAGATTTTTGCAACATGTTGCGGTTTTTCCTTCCACTTTCTACCCACTCATTAAAACATTTCTTGCAGCAGTACCCTTTACTGTTGATATGGAAGTCTGCTACATCTTCTATCTCTGCGCCACAGGTATCGCAATTAAAATACCAACCGTGGTTTAACCATTCCTCGGCAGGAATACTGTCAGCGTCCCCATATTTGTCAGCCCAAGGCAAACGCTGCACTCTAATGTCCTTGTAGTGAATGCCAGTCTCCATGCTAAAATCTTGTTTTGCCTTTCCTGCTGTTTCGGCAAACGTCACTTCTTCTGATATATCGTCAACGTCGTAGTCTGCGGCGTTGGCAAAAACATAAGCTTTATTCATGCGCTTTCTCGCCTCCTCAACTTTTTCAAGGGACTTTTACGCAAAACAGTGTCTTCGTAAAAATCCTTCCTATTCCCACAGGACACCATTGTGTTTGTACCTACCTAAGCCAAAAACCTCTATAAATGCTTTATGCAGGTCATATGTCCTTCCATATGCAGTAATTACAGGATTATAATTCTCTGGCAATGTAATACCTTTCAACGCATGATAAATTACGCTAGATTGTTTTTGATTAAACTCAGCACCACAATCGCAAGCAAAGAGAAAGTCAGCTACTTCATCTGGTACTTTTTCTTCAACTTCCTCTATAAATACATCATCTTTATCTGAAAAAGGCGGCATAATAGCGGCTAAAAATGCTTTCTTAACTCCGTATGCTTCCGCAACTGCCAACCGATAGCAGAGTAATGCACCATAACCAAAATCATATTCGACAGTTCTACGTTTATCACTTAATGTTACACCCATCTATTAATTCCCTCCTTCTTACCCACTTTTTGGCAAACAACCGGATATAATGTAAATACCTGCTATCAGTCAACGGCTCAACGCTTTTACGTTGTGGTGCTTTTTTAATCACCTTGAATTCATTGCTTTCGACGATTAATCCAGCATCTTTTTCCTTGCATACACACAAGACTTCTTCTTTGTGCTTAGCGTAAAGCTCCATCGGCATACAATAGTAGAAACCTCTTACATCTGGAAAGTTGTGATATAAGGTTTTCTGTTGGTCTGCTCTGAAATCAGCAATACTCAGCTTTATCTCGACTTCGTATAGATATCTGCCTTTAGTGATATACAGGAAATCCGCCTCGTATTCTCCGCATAAATCTCCGTTCTTTTTTACGCCAAAATTCGTAACCCAGCCATTTTTGTCACGGTATTGGTTCATTAGAATGTTCGGGCCGCAATCTAAGCCACGTTCGATACCGTATAAACGCCCCAAACGTGACACAAGGCTATCCTCGGTATGTTTATTGTCATAATTCATTTAAAGCCTCCTACAGCTTATACTCCACTCCTAATTCAGCAGCCACCTTAGGCAATGCAGCTTCTGCTTCTTCCTGGGTACGGTATACCCAGCCTTTTTCAAGCAAGCCATACTCATTCGGGAAGCCGCCCCAGTGCAACGAGCCTACACCCCATTTGTCGCCCATGAGTACAAAGGTAAAATAAGCATAGCCTTTCTTCAGCTTCCACGGTAGTTTGACGATGTTTGCATCGCCATTGCACAGCATCATAAACTCAAACGGCATCTCTACCCATTCGTCTTTGTTAACGTCTTTTTTCATCCAAATTCCAGACTCGGTAATTTGAAAAATATCATTACTACGGATGTCAATTTTAAATTCTTCGCCCAGCTCCACGCCGAGCATTTTAGCTATTTCGGGGATTAGATTTTTGCTCATCTTCTTTCCTCCATTTCTTTTTACATTCGCAACATCTATTGCATCCATCACAAAAAAAGCCTATATATACAAGATACGCAAAAAGCGGCGTAACAATTAGACCAAGGATAGTGAATATTTCGTCGTCGGTTCCAGCGGTCAATAATAATTCTGCCATGTTATCACTCCTTTATAAAACCTTAAATTCTTTTGTTATATCAACTTTGTACTCACGTTCAACAGCTGTATCTGCCATTTTAAGCAATATGCTTTTAGTTTCTTTCTTATCGCAATCGTTATTCTTCATATAGCCTGCGACTCTAGACATGATAGCTATTACCAGCGCTTTATCAGTTTCGCTAATCTCTTTATTCTTTGTGACGATTCGAGCTTTTTGACCGTCAACACAGGCTAAAACATATGGCAAACCGCTAAGAGCAAGCAGGTTTATGGCAAATCCTTGTAACATTCTACTGAAAATCATTTTTCTTTCTCCTTCTCCATTTTCTCTTGACATTTAGGACAATAAGCTCTGTAGCCAACGTCTTTATCTTTTACAAATTTCCAATCTGTTTGTGCTTTGACTATAGCTTTTTCAGACGGCAATTCTCGTCTGCGCATAACTCCTAATGGGTCAAAGAAATCACCACACCCATCACAAAAAATGGTTAGCTCGTATGAAAAACTCATTACTCTTCCTCCATCCACAATCTACCAAGTTCTTTAGCATCCTTTGTCGTTAACCGAACTTTTGTGTAAGCAGGCTCATGCGGTTCGCAGTTAGGGCAATAACGCACAAGCTCAACGTGTTCGCTACCGTGGCACTCACAAGGGAAGCCATAGCGGTAATACTTTCTGCTTAAACTTTTAGACTCTTTGCGGCAAATATCACAAACGCCACTTTCACAGTCAGCCATCTTATCACTCCTTTATAGCCTTACTTGCCTTTGCTATCTTCTCAATTAGTGCATCTACGGCTTTATCCGCAAATTCACCTGTAGCCTTGATGTTTGCTGGTGTTATATGTTCTGCAGCATACATAGCGTATATTTCTTTTTCTGTCGGGAGAAATGCCCCCAACATATCTAAAATCAAAGCCGTACAAACAATTATTTTAGCTGCCTTAATGGATTCTTTATCCTTATTAGTGTCTGTCACGACTGCTACTGTAGCAAACATGGCATATATAGTTACAAAAAAACCTATTATGCAGCAAATCCCTTGTATCATGTCTATTCTTCCAGCCCAATAAATCAGCCATGGTGAAACAATCGGCTCATTCATTACTCTTCCTCCTCCTTTTATCAGCGACAATCCCAAGTTTCGAGATATGCCCATTCACGTTCCATATCGTATTCTATTTGTTTATCATCATAGATTTCTTTTCGTGTGGGCAAATATCCATACTCCGCTATTGCCTGCTTTACTACTTCACGAGCTTCCATTTTATCAAGTAGCATACAATATTTTGTAAGCATTCTTAATCTCGGCTTCGCCCCTAACCTAGCTAAAAACTCGTCAGTCCAATCATTTTGATGATAATACCACGAAAACTTTTGTCGACAAGGTACTTTCCGCTTTGCACAGCTATGCTTACATTTTCTGCACGATTTATACGTTGCAAATTCTTTGTACTCTGCGGCGCTATCGCATAGACACCTTTTTAATCTACTCATTACTCTTACACCCCACAATCTTTCTGCCACACCAGCAGCAGTGCGACTGTTCAAAATCTTCAAACGTGCCGCCGCACTTTTTGCAGCGATATTCATAGCATCCTGTATACGTCACTACCGTTGTACTGTCAAGCTCATGCTTTAAAGCTGTTAATACAACCTTTGCCTTTTTTATTCGGGAGATAAACCATTTTATATCTTCATCTGTCAAGCAGACTTGAAGTGCGAATTTTGAATGCGAGATTTCAATTTTAGTTTTCTCAATCTGTTCACGTAACATCTTCTCGCGTTGCGGCAGGCTATCCCACCATTTCTGACGTTCTGGTGTCATTGCTATCTCTCCTTCACAACCACGATAATGTATCTCGCTACACAGACTTTTCTGCCGCCCAGTTTGAGCCTTAAAAGGCGCTGGTAGCACAATCCCATAGAGTTACGGCAGTAGCCTTCATGCTGAAAAAATCTCAATCTTTTGGCTGGTGTGCGCGCCAGCACGTAGCTACGGCGTACCACTCCTGCGTAGCGGCGACTCATTCGCCACTCTTTGCGATTCTTTAGTAGCTCGTTCATTTATTCTTCCACCTTTCTTTCCCACGCCCGTTCGACGTTTTCCAACAGCTCTACTTTGGTTTCACGCCCGCATTTCGTACAGCTAATAGCTGCATACGTCAAATAGTCAGCACCGCCATAGCAGTGATGATATTTATAAAGTTTTGGCATTGCTCCACATTTACATTTTTTCATCGTTCACACCACTCCTTAATCCACACTTGCATTTCTCTGTATGCCTTCTTTAAGCGATACAGATAGTATTTCAACTTCTGTCTTTCGCGGTTATTCATATCCCGAGCCACCTCCACAGTGCCACCAGTGCTGCGATACCGATAACGACAGGTATGCCAGCAATAAGAATAACCATGATAACCTCAATCATGTAAGTGAGGGCTTTGCAAATCAATTCAATCATTACTCTTCCTCCCAAAACTTCACGCCGTTTCTGGCCTTTTCGACCAGCTCTTTATGTCTTGCTTCCGCATCTTCTTTCCAGTAATATTGTTCGTAGTAGAGGTCATTCCAATTTGTACGGCCGTTTTCATCAATACCGAAAAGCATTGTTTCAAACGGCGCAATCTGAAACGGCTTATCGGTAATCATGATGCTTATTGGCAAGGCGACTGTCGACAAGATATACTCCTTGCCGTCTATAGCGAACCTGTCTTTAAGATTTAAGCGTTCCTCGGTCATTGTTCCGCCTTCTTTCTCTCAGCCTTATAAATATCAACTGCTGTTGTGAGCGGCAGTATAGTCACTGGAAACATGAACCTCAAAGTTTCCACCGCCACCAACCAGCGTTCATGCTGCCTAAAGATTTCCCCTGTGTACTGTCCTTTGATTTTCAGAATGTCGTCGGTGTAAATCATGTCACCATGAACATCTCTAACACCTGTAGCAGCTCTTTCCATGTTTGCCTCCCTGTTTTTTCTCTCTATTTCATCGCTTTTTCAATTTTAATAAATTTTATTAAAATCATTTTTGCGGTTTTTGTCGTAGTAACCATTATCTCTGCAGAGCATCGTCGCTCCGCAGCATCCGCACCTCAGAACGTACAGATTTCCACGCTTTTCGTGTACCGTGTAAGCCTGTACCAGCTTTTTGATTTCGTTGCCGCACTTGCAGCAGTACGGTCTGTTTTTGCTATCAAACATCACGTTCTCGATTTCCACTTCGCTCACTCCTTGAATTGTATATGCTGCTCTCGCGAACGGAATGCGGGCTAGATTCGCTTCTAGGTGTATCACTGGTAACTTTATACCCGTCGCTCCCTAAAATTAAATCTAGTGGCATTTCCGTCGCTAAGAGAGCAAATTGCGCATAATGTCGTTTGCGCTCGTCAGCTCGCTGCTACGGTTCTCGATTTTTTCTTTGGGAACCCCGATGATTCCGGCAGGATTTCTGCCCAGTGCGTAGTCGCTCTTGGCTTTAGACTTGCTACGCCTACAAGCGTCCTCGTAAAATCTGCGCATCTGCGCCCTGACCGTCGGCATATCTTCTGCCAGCGAACACTGGAGTGGCAGCCAGCCGAAGCTGTTGACTGCTTGTGCAATCTCCGGCGTACTAAACTGCGGAGTTTTACCCCACGGTGTCGCCTGCATTGCGCGCTCAATCTCACCCCAAGCCTCGTTCCAAGGCTTCATGCGTAGTTCTTCGTTCGTCTCGCCAATAATTTCAGCGGCCGCATCAGCGATTTCTGCAATCGTCGGCAGGAAGCGAGCCTCAGCCACCAGTTTCTTGCAAGTTTTTTCAAGAACAACGGCAGGAATCGCCTCCGTGAACTCCATGTAAATTTTCATGCGCTTCACTTCTCCTGCCTGTCCGAAAGCTCCGAACAGAACAGCTAAGGTCTTTGCTCGTAGCTCTGCGTTATCCATTGCCATCCCCTCCAAACGCCGCCATCATCTCGTTGTATGCACCCTCCACATCGTTTTTCTCTTTGCGAGGGCTATTGCTCGGCTTTGATTGTTTCGTCTCGCCCCTGGCGATGCCACGAGCCGCCGCTTGCACGTAGTTAAAGTTTCTCACGCCGTTGAGCACCGCAGACTCAATCGCTTGGCACACAGGCAACTCTCCGACTTCTTCGACAAGTGCTTGCAGCTTCTCAGACAAAATCGCTGTCATCGGGCAGATATTTGAGTTCCAGAGAGCGAAGGGATTCGGAACACCCGGAGCAGTGGCAGCCTTATCTAACTCTTGCTCTTTCTCTATCTCTATCTCTTCTCTTACTCTTACTCTATCTCTACGTAACGCAGGTGTAACAACATCGTAACCATCGTGTAACAATGTTACGCTTTCGTCTGCTTTTTTACGGTTTCGCATCTCCCGCATACGGCTTGCTGCCGCGGTTTCAGAGCCTATTGCTTCTGCCGCACGCGGTAGTGTTATATCGCCTTCGTTTTCTTTTAAACCAATCAGCAACCCATGCTTTTGCAGAAAGGCTACTGTGACCGACACATTCTCTTCGTCCTCGTCGATATCTAAAGCCAAGCTCTCTATGAACTCGCTCTCCGGACAGTCGTAGGCTATATGCCCTTCGTTTTTCAACGACAACAACATCATTTTGAGATAAATGACCGTGTAAGTATCGCCGCCAGCAATCTTGCGCAGTTTCTTGATTTCAACTTGGCGGAAGAAATCTTCCTGCAATTTAAGCCACCAGTATCTTTTACCCAAAACAGCCGCCTCCTTATTATTGTTTATTCTCTGTCTCCTTAGAACAGATGTCATCTCCTATGTAGGTTGCTCCGTTAAGGTAAGCCGTCTTCCCATGAGTCTCTGCCAACTCGTTATTCAGAAGAAACGTCAGCACCTCCGCTACCATGTTCGTCGACTCATCGAGGTCTAAGGAGAGGTATTCAACAAACTCTTCCTGTTTGCAGTCGTATTTGAGATAACCATCATTCTTACCAGCCAAGAGCATCATCTTGATGTAAATAACGAGATATTTATCTCCATAAGGGAGTCTCAACATTTTTTTGACTTTAAGCTGTTTAAAGAAGTCAGGGTGCAACACGAGATGCATTTTTTCGTCTTTCATGTTTTATACCTCCATTCGTTTTGCTAATATTTTACTCATGATAGAGTTGTAATCCATGCCAACTTCTTGCATGAGCTTTAAAAGTTTGGCGGTTCTTTTTTGGTCACGCATTACATCAATCGCAGCTGACAGAACATCAAAAACTTTCTCCGCTTCATCTTCTGTGATTCTGCCATCGCTTTTAGCATTAACTACAGCAGCACCGCAGACAGTAATAATTTCACCCCATGTAAGCTTGGGAGTTTCGTTGTAAGTTGTGTCAATCATTTGCATCCTCCTAAATCTATATCTGAATCCGAGCGAGCTTGCCGCTAAGCCCAAGGAGCGGCTGACGGATAGCCGGAGCTTTCAGTTTGCCCGCTCAGACCAGAGTTATAAAAGGCTTATTCGTCTTCTACAGCGGCTTCAATGTCCTCTGCGGTGAATTCACCGTCTTGAAGAATTTCGCCGCTCTCAGTGTCGACTACGCGCGTCTCAGAGGCATCCTCTGTTTCAATGGTTTCGACACTGTTGTCTTTGGAAAGGTCTAAAGGCTTCTCGCGAACATCCGTATCCTCTAGTATTGCCTGCTGTATTTCGATAGACATCGGCCCCCAGTGAGACAATGTATAAGCCAAAACCGTTTTCATCGCCATGGCGTCGAAATCGGTCTGCCAAGGGCTAGAAGGGGAATTGTAACTCTTACTGAATCTCTTAGCGTGTTTAATAACAGCGTCCTTAGTCCAATAAACAACCTTGCGGAAGCCATTCAGCAATTCAAAGGAAGCACTGTACCCGATGGCAACGTCGCTTTCCGCCTCGCCGTAGACAATCTCTTCGGTGAACCTGTTCCACTTGACCAGTTCGCCTTTGTGGACAGTGTTGACGGCGATAAACCTGTATAAGCCACTACGTTGTGCCAACTCTACATATCCTAAATATCCCATTTGGAACTGTGCTATGCCCTTGTAGGGCACAATCCAAGCTCTCCTGAGGGACAGTGACAAGTTAAGGCTCGCCGCAATGGATGCTGCACTCAGAACAGTACGCATATCCACGTTCTGTAAGGCCTTGCTTTGAGATACCGCGGTAATTACGGAACTAATAAAGCTAGCCGTATTCTTACCAAGCATACGTTGGAATCTGGCCTGTACGCTGTCCTGCTTGAACATTGCGTCCAAGAGTGCTACGCCAGCCTTAGGAGCTGACTGCACAGCTTGCTCTTTTTGTTTTGTAATTAAACCCTTTGCGCTAACCATTGTTATTCATCCTCCACTTCTTTAGCTCTACGTTTTTTAGCTTGTCTTGTAAGGTTTACCGTCAGCATACGGTATTGCGTCTGCCGACGGTACTTTTGAGATAGTTCGGGGTAATCTTCGGCAAAAGCCTTGTTATCCCACACGGCACGATTATAGATGCCATAGCTAATGGCATAATCGCCGCACTCGCCCTTCTCTGAATTGCCAAGCTCCAAGCGGAGCTTGTTTTTCTTTTCATCAATTACCTTTTTGATTTCGGTAATCTGTGCTTCCATCTCTTTGATGGTTTCACAGACCGCTTCCCACTCGCCGCCCATCGTCATGACTTCTTTGTCTCCGCCCGGATACATCTTCTCGATAGCCTTGGTGCAGCTATCGGTATAATCTACATCTGGAATTTTATGAGGGACAACGTAGTTCTCCCAAAAGTCCTTCTCCGCTTCGATAAGGGCGCTGATTTCATCGTCATCACGCTCAAACTCACGGATAACAGCTCTCTGCCCGCCACAGAGGCAGACAAAGTAGCACTTGTCGTAGTTGCCTACCGCCATATAGTGCAAGGCTTGCACTAGATAAGAAGGCGGCACCTTATCGTCGGCCCATTCGTCGTAGTTGTAACCCGCCGTGGTCTTAATCTCCACGATAGAGTTCTCTCCCACAACAAGACGGTCAACGTCGGCAATCATAAATGGGTGCTCGTCACTGCGAACCATGCCACAGCGACGGAGCTTCTTGCCGGTCTTGTCTTGAAACCATTGAGCCAGCGGTTCTTCTAAACGATTGCCCCATTCCATGCGCTCCTTGACTTCATCCGAGAGGTTAATCTCAGATGCTGCGGTCTGGCTGATTTTTTCCTGCCAAAGCTGGAACTTTGACTTATAGGTATTAACGCCTACAATAATACCAGCGTCGCTACCACCAATACCTGCGGTACGCAGCTCCAACCACTTCTCCCTGCCGCCCTCTGCCTGTATCTCGGCTGCGGTCATCAACATTGTCGTGCTCACTCTTTATCCTCCTTTGCGTCTTTTCGACGATACAGTCTTTCGCCCTTGATGTTATCTTGGTAGGTCTTAAAGCCTTGGCCTACGGCCGTTTGGATAATCTCTTGAGCAGCTTCGACAGGCATCCCAGATTCCTCAAAAAGACCTGTCAGAGAGTTAACTAAGACAGTCAAGGCCATGAGGCTATCAACCATGTTACTGTTTTTGCTAATAGCAACGGCATAAGCGTTATCTTTGCTGTATACTGCAAGTAACGGTTCTTTCATCAGTCTTCACCTCTTTCTTGCTCACGTAATTCTCTAACCAACTCTTTCAGCGCCTTAGGCCACTTATCAGGGATGGCCTCGTCATCTCCGATGGCAATAATCTTGAGACCTTTCAAGGATGTTACCTCATCTTCATCTTTATCCTCGTCACCGTCCTCCATGCTTCTAATGAAGTCTTTGTCGTATCTCGCAGTGTCAATTGCGCATCCGATGAATGCCCACGCCGCTTTGCTCGCCAAAGCCGACGGCACTCCTGCTTTCTCTTGGGATTCCTTGACAGCTTGCGCAACCATATATACAAGACTGGAGAACATCTTCGCGAGGCCTTTACCATTAACGGATACATCCACCTTGCAGTGCAGGTGCTTGCCGTCAATAAGAGCGGCACTGATAACGGAATCTTTAGTTTCTTTCATTCTTTTCTTCCTCCTTAGATTTTTTATAGTTTTTTCGGCAGTGGCAAACTCTATTGGAGATTATTGCTGCCGGAACGTCCATGAGTAAACTCAAATCGCACTGGCGTATGCCACATACGACGTTGAGAAAATAATATGATTCACATTCAAGGTCACACAGCGAAGGCACTTTAGGACGCGGTGCTCTCGGAACCTTTTTGTACTGTGGCTTCATATCCATAAAATCCAATGCGCTGTTAATGCTCACGCTTTTGATTATGGATATATACAACGCATACCAGTTTTCTCGAAACTGGGTGTTGCTGCACTTGTGAGTGGCAGCCGTTTCTGTTTGAAAACTGCGAGAATGAGCTTTAACGTAATTCTCTTGACAGAGACGTTTATGCTTCATTCTCATTTGCTATCCTCAATCTTCACAACGATTGTTTCGCCGACCTGTAGTTGTTGTCGCTTGCTGATGCCAAAGCCGTTTCTTTCGCCCAACTCATGCACAAACTCAGCAAATGGCTTGCTGCCATCGTAGTATCTTTCGGCAATCCCCCAAAGCGTTTCGCCACTTTGTACAGTATGGCAAATCTTGCGACACGTCGGCTTCTCTCTGTCCGCAAGATAGTCGGTATCGAATCCGCTAATCAGCAGTGCCAAGATGCCGATAACCGCAATTTTGAGCACCGTTTTCATGTCACACACCCCTTTCCCTTTAATCCAATAGTGCTTTAAGTGCGCTCTGATAGTGCCCTTTTCTTATGTTCTGCACCTTATCCTGCTTTGCGGGCGGTGCGAACATTTCTCTTAGCTGCTGGTCAACAACATCTGCTACCAGCAGCCATTTTCTGCCGTATCTTCCGGCAGAGACCTTGCCTTGCTTAATAAGTTCCCTCAGCATTTTATCGCTTATATTGCGACTCTCGGAAAATTCCTTGATTCCCATGAGTTCCATTAAGCTCACTCTCCTTCTTCTTTTTTTAGCAGTTCGTCAATCGTGCAGCCGAGGATTTTGGCCAACATTGGCAATTTATCTGCTCTCGGGAGGAATAAACCGCCCTCCCATTTTGCGATTGTGCTTCTATCCACCCCGCAAGCTTTAGCCACATCTTCTTGTAGAAGCCCTTTAGCTTTGCGAAATTTTTCTAATTGGGACATAAACGAACATCACCTCACATTTCTGTGCGTTAATCGCACTTGATATTGATATTATAGTGCGATTAAGTCACCTTGTCAAGCACTTTTTTTGATTGACGTGTGCGCTGATGTCACATTATAATATAGGTAATTAGGGAGGTGCGTTAAATGACAATAGGTGGAGCTTTAAAAACGCTTAGAAAAGCTCATGGCTTTACACAAGCGGAAGTCGCTTCTGCGCTGAACTTGTCTAGAACGAGCTACACAAAATATGAGAATGACGTTCATATGCCAAACGCAGAGCAAATTCAACTAATAGCGAATCTGTTTGGAGTGTCGCCAGCAGAGATATTGACACCAATCCAATCCGATGGTACCAAAAACATAAAACCTCCAAAGCTAACAAAACCCACGCTAAGAAGTGACCATGAGAAACTCCTTGGCGTTTATGATAGCCTTGATGAGCAGTCGAAAACTCAGCTTATGTCTGTTGCTTACTTGCTTATGTCTCAAAGCCTCAAGGCACAAGGCATTGATGTACAAGAGATGGTAGAGCAGCAGCTCCATAAAATTAAAGATGAAGGAGGCGAAAACAATGACGACTGACGAAGAACTGCATCAAAAGGCTATTGCTCACGAATTGTTTTGTGAACTGTCCTCGAAATCAAGAATGGTGGCTATCGGTATTTTACGGCTACTGTTGGTCGAGGAAACGCGCCCTTTTTGACTGTCTACTCACCCGACGGTAGCCGACGTGAGCAAAAGCCAAACGATGACAATCCGCAATAAAAAAAGACCGCGCTCCATGGCGGAGAACGGTCAATGCTTTTTAGCTGTTTGAAGCGAACTGCTATGAATAAGCGTATAAATCAAGCCATTGCGCTCGTGCCGCTGTCATAGAAGTCCAAAACGAGTGCAACCGTCTCGGTTTCGAGACGGTTGCAGACTGTATGGGAGGGAATTCGAGTGAAAAGTATCATCCTGTTACTAGCGATAGTGTTTTCAATGTTTGGAATATACTCTTGTTTCGATGGAGTTGTAGCTTTTTTACTATTCTTATTTGTAATGTGGGGCTTAATTTTTGTTTTTTGCAAAAATCCTAATTACAAAGAATAAAATATAGATGGAGTAAGTTTATGAAGAAATTAGCATTAATACTTACATTGTTTTTCTCAATACTTGCTGTTGCCGCTCCGACGTTAGCCAACGTCTACATAGGCAACTTGAAAAGCTATAAATTTCATTATCAAGGTTGCCAGTGGGAGCGCAAGATGCGGGAATCTAATCGCGTTTATTTTGGCAGTCGAGACGAAGCTATCAATTATGGCATGGTTCCATGCAAAGTTTGTCGGCCATAAGGAGGATGTTTGTGATGAAAAAGATTATGCTTGGGATAGTTGTCCTGCTTTCTTTTTGCAACATTTCATTTGCAGCCTATAACGGGGGACAATGGTTCCCGATTTATGATAACCCAGAAGGCGCTTACTACTTAAACATGCAATATATAAAGTGTTTCAAAACCGAGCACGAGTTAATAAATTTTTGGACTATGGTTTATAGCCAGAAAACAGGCTTAAAAATAAGAGTTTATGCAACAGAAGACCTTTGCTGTGGATTAGAATATCCAAGAAGGATTGTTACCATTCAACCCGATGGCAAAACAATGTCAATGGACGCTCCGTCCGAACAATGGCATCCGATAGATTATAGCGAATATCGTTCTCAGATAAGCTATATTTTACGAGCTATTTACGATAATACTATATACGGCAAACCTTTTCCGTGGGGGAATAAATAAAGATTAAAAACAAAAAGGCCTCCGGTGTACGGAGGCCTTTTTGCAAACACTAATAAGAAAGAAGGTGTTGTGACTCCAATAGGAGACATGCCGAATGAAATCCACACTTGTATTTTAACAGAACCATAGGATAAGAAACAAGGGGGTTTGAGCGCGGTTTTTGTCAGAAAGGAGAAAAAATTATGACAAAATATCGAGAAGGCTCTATATATTACGAAACAAACAGAGGCAAATGGCACGCTTCCGTCGCCGACCCGCAAGGTCACAGAACGCACAAAAGGTTCGACACAGAAGTGGAAGCGAACGCTTGGCGCTTGAGCATGGCAGCGAAATACATCAAGGGTAATTATGTTGCGAAAAGCGACATGACACTAGGGACATGGATTTTGCAGTATCTCAGCGTATTCGCTAAATCTAAAGTGAGAGAAAAGACCTTCTTGAACTACGCTAATACCGCTGCGCATATTAATGAAACATTGGCAGACGTAGAGCTGCAAAAACTTTCGCCTATTGCAGTCCAATCTTACATCAACAACTCAGACATGACAGACGGAATGAAAGACAGATTGGTAAAACTGCTTTGCCGTGCGTCAAAAAAAGCCATTGCAACAGGGTTGATAGAAAAAGACTTCATGGCTGGGGTAGAGGTGCTCAAGCCTGAGCCAAAAGAAGTGGAAATATTCTCTCCCGAAGAACTGAATATAATTATGGAAACCATTGACAGCGACGCGAGACTCCGCAGGCATCATCTGCTTATTTCCGTTGCTATCGCGTCTGGCTGTCGGATGGGAGAAATATTGGCCCTAACGCCACAGGATTTAGACGGAGATGCTATAAAAATCAACAAAAGCCTAGTGGAAGTTAATGGCGTAGCAAAACTTCAACCGCCAAAGACAAAAGCAGGATACAGACGGATTCCTTTGCCGAAGAATATAATGGCAGAGCTTTATCAAGCAGCATATGCACTTAAAGACGGGGAAATCATCAGAAACGCCAAAGGCAACCCGTGTTTAACTACCAACATCGACAAGACGTGGAAACGGATATTGAAGAAAGCAGGAATCCCCTACAGAAAATTCCATTGTCTGCGCCACACTCATGCGTCGATGCTGCTTGCCGCAGGTGTGCCTATACTGGAAGTAGCAAAGCGTCTGGGACACTCTCGCCCGAGCCACACATTAAACCTCTATGGTCACGCCATCCCCGGCTATGACAGCCAAATGCCTTCACTTGTAGAGAAAGTTTTTAATATAGAAAACTGCAATCGTGAAGACATTCTTGCCGCATCTTGCCTTGCTTTGCCCCCAACAACCGAAAAAAGTTGA